ACGAGCAACACGATCGCCACGACCGGGGCGATGAGGGAGGCGTGTTGGATAGCGATGCGACTCAGAGTGTCGATAGGTGCAGTCATGAAGGAGTGCGCTCGTAGCCTCACGCCCGCCACGCGGAGCGGACGCTCATCGGTCCTCGGTCGTCAGACCACGTCGGCCAGCGACTCGTAGTCCTCGCGGAGGTCGTCGACGATCTCCCCGGCCGTCCGCCGGTTGGCCAGTCGGTAGGTCCGCTCGGACGTCGCGGACCGCTCCACCCCGCGGATCTCCTGGGCGCCCTCCGGGAGCCGGGGATGCGAGATCGCCTCGACGAGCGGCACGTCCGGCGCCGGCTCGACGAGCGTGAGCGTCGCCTCCACCTGTTCGTCCTGGACGTCCTTCAACACGGACAGCGCCAGCTGCTCGCACTCGCGGTCGGAGGTCGCGCCCGGGATCTGCCGCTCGACCGTGCGCGCCTCGCTCGCCTCAACGGATGGCGTCGTTGCCTCGCCCCGGTAGCGGTAGTCGTAGTCGGCGGCGTACGTCGTCCCCGTACTCATCGACCCGCTGTCGAGGATCTCGATCCCGCCGACGTCCCACCGCATCCGGTAGTCGTCGCCGCGCACGAACTCCTCGTCCGTGTCGGGGTCGTAGATGCGCTCGGAGTCGGGGACGATCCACGCGTTCCCGAGCCCGGTCAGCGAGCTGTTCGCGCCCTGGCTCCACGTGACGCCCTGGACACCCTTGCTCTTCCCGAAGACGACGACGCGCTCGTAGGCGTCCTCGATGGTGGTGCGCGTCTCGAGGCTGGTCGCCGGCGCCGCCGACGCCCGCGACCGCTGGCCGATCTGCGTCCACTCGATGATGATGCCGGTCGGGTCGTGCGGGTCGGCACCCGGATCGCGGCGCGCCTCCCACACCATGCGCCCGTTCTCGGCGATGTCCGCGAGGACGGCCGCGATCCGGTCCCGGTACTGCTTGTCGAGGAGGACGGGCGTGTCCTCGAGGTCGGCGAGCAGCTCGATGTTGTCGACGGACTGGCCGCTGTCCGCCTGCGCCGGCGATCGCGACGGGTCAGACGCGTACCCTGAGAGCGTCACCCGGGCGCGGATCTGCTGGGTCGCGCTCGCGAAGCTCCCGGAGACCGTCTCACTGTTGGTCGCCTCGATCCAGGTGCTTCCCTCGTCGTTGGAGATGGCGATTGCCTGATCGCCGTCGGTGTTAGACATCTCGACGGAGAACTCGCCGGCGATCACCTGCTCGACGCTGCCGACGTCATCGAACACGACGGTGATGGTGCCCGGGAACTGCTCGGGGCCGTCGACGACGCCGTTCGAGGGCGTGTCGTCGAAGGTGAACGAGTCGCGATCGTCGCGGACGTGCGTCGCATCGACCCACATGTCGCCGGTCGGCTCGGCATTGTTGTCGTTCAGCGTCACCGTCACCGTCACCGAGTGTGAGCCGGGCGAGACGGCGCCGTTGGCGTTGAGCGTGAACCCCGGCCCCCACGAGAGGTCGAACTGGTCCGCGTCGCTCCCGATCCCACCCTCCGGAATCGACTCGACGACGTTGCCGTCGAACGCGATGTCGAACGCAGGCGACTCACCCTCGACGGCCTCGAGCAGGTCGAACACGAGCTCGCTCTGCGGGACCTCGTGATCGAGGTCGAACGAGACCTCGAACTCGTCGCCGGCGCTGTTGAGTCGGAGGGCCTGCCCGCCAGACCACGCCCCGGCGTCGCCGTAGTTCTCCGCGAGATACGACCCGAGCGTGGTCTCTGTATCCTCAGCCTCGACGAACCACCCGGTCTGGAGCCGTCGGATGCCGTCGCTCTGGCGGACTCCGAGCGGGTCTGTCGCCCCGATCGCGTCGACGAGAAGCTCCTCAAGCGCGGCGCCGGACTCCTGGAGCATCAGCACGTCCGAGCGTGTGTCGGTCGCCGGGTCGTCGACGTTGGCGACGTAGTCGGTGTACTCCGCGATGAGGTCCTCGGCGGCGAGATGGTTCTCCCGCGCGTCGATCTGGATATCGTCAGTGTACTCGTCGAGCTGCGCGGCGCCACTCGCCTCCAGGACCGTCGCGGCGCCACCGCTCCCCTCGGTCTTGCGCGTTCCCTCTAGCGTGTCGATCGGGAGCTGCGTGCCGTCGAGCCACACCCACATGCGCTCGCCTGTGAGTGCGTCCCAGCGGTCGGACTGCGGCACCGTCACCTCGATCGTCGGGCGCGTGTTGACATCGGGCGACCAGTCGATCCCCGTGATCGTCGGCGTCAGTGGCGCTGCGCGGTCGGGCGTCTCGACCTCGACGTACGGCCCTGTGGTCGGCACGCGCCGGCCGCGGACATCTCCGAGCGCCGGCGTCGTCGCCGTGGTCGTGTTGCTTTCAGCCTCGGCGTGCTCAGTAAACGACCGGATCCGATAGCGGTACTCCCGATCGGGCTGGACCGTGTCGTCCGTGTACGTCTCCGTGTTGACGCCGGCGTCGATGATCTCACGCTCGCGCCCCCACGATCCGTCCGAGAGGCGGCGCTCCCGGATGACCAGTTGACCGGCCTCGTTGTCGGCGTTCTCGTCCCACCCCAGCGTGACGCTCGTCGTCGTGGTGCCAGTGACGTCGAGGTTGTCCGAGCCCGGAAACCGCGTCTGGATCGACAGTGGGTCGGTCCATGTCCCGGTGACGTAGTCCGTCTCGGTCCGCCCGCGGACCTCGTAGCGCTCACCGTCGAGGAGCCCCGTGAAGATGACATCGGCGTCGAATGCGGCCGTCTGCTCGCCGAACCCCGCGGCCGACGAGTCCCACGTCGACGACCCCTCCTCGCGGATCTGGTAGCGGACGATCCCGTTGTTGGTGGCCGGGTCGCGGGCAACCGTGATCTCGTCGAGGACGCCGTTGTCAAGTTGCTGCAGAGGCTCGTCCGGGAGCAGTGTCTGGAACGTCGCGACCGGCGAGGCCGACTCCGCGTCCGAGGTCTGCGCGACGACGCGGGCATCGTACAGCTGCCCATTGAGGAGGCTCGACAGGGTCGCCTGCTCGGTGTCGTTGGCGACGACCTCCGCGGTGGTCCAGCCACTCGCCCCGTCCGCACGGAAATCGACGCGCGTCTCGCCGTTCGTGTGGGAGGCGCCCCACGCGTAGGCTGCGCTGTCGGCGTCGACGCCCGAGACAGTGGGTGTCGACGGCTCCGGCAGGATCGTCGTCGCCTGTACCTCGGTCGAGAGGTCGCTTTGGTAGGTTGGCATTGTTAGTGTTTGCTATCTGGTGGGATATACCCGGACACCGAGTCGCTCAAATTGTGACCTCTAAATCGTCGATCCAGTGGACAGTCGGTCCCGCACCCCAACCGCCGTTGTAGGTCTGCCCGCGCAGCGTGTCGACTGGCGACGTGCTAATCAGTGGGCGGCCACTCTCAACATAGGAGTTTGATTGTGTTTCCGCGTCGGTCCATGTCACATCGAACGTTCCGGCACCCCAATCGAACGACACGTCGACTTTGATCCACATCTCTGTATCAAGCCAAGATGGATCAGCTACCTGTTCGTTCCCGTTGTTGTCCTCAACAACAAGTTGGGGGTTGTTTGATGCAACCCCAAGCGCGATTGTGTTGTTCTCGTCGACGAATCGCCAGCCTTCGCCCCCATTTCCGCTGGATTGTTCCCAGTAGAACATCGAGAACGAGGCCAACTGGTAAGCATTTCCACCACCGAACTGCCAATCGTACAGTGGTGCGGAGATCGTCGATCCGCCAGTGTCAGATTCGCCGCTATAACTCCCGTTCCACGGCCGTGTCGTCGTAGCGGATAGGTAGGATGTGTCGACCCACTGGGGGTCGAGGGTCCCGCTCTCGAAGTCCTCTACTCCGCTGTCGGGTATCGCAGTCGGCTTGTCCCGCTCGTCGAGTTCGGGGGCCGTGAGATCGGCGCCGACGCGGTAGTGATACGTCCGCCCGTTGAGCAACCCCACATCGTCGTAGGTCGTCTGTCCCGGGTCACGCGTGGCGACCTCGGCGTAGTCAGTACGCACAGACCCAGCACCGAGATCGCGATAGACGCGGTACAGATCGAGCGAGTCGACCTCCGGTGGGAGCGTCGGTGGATCCCACGTGACCGTGGTGCTCGTAGCGGTGGTCTCCGAGCGTGTCAGGTTCTCGGGTGCGACTGGTTCGTACTCGATCGTGACGAGCCCGCCGTCGGTGTGATCGCGACCAGAGGTCCCCCGCTCGTTCGTGATGACGCTGTCGAGCCCGTCGACGTAGTTCGACCCGCCGGCGCCCGAGTCGCCGACGCCACCGAACACGCCGGACGACTCGCCGCCACCACCGCCGAACAACCCGGCACCGCCGCCGTGGCCCGCGTTGGAGTCGTTAGTTCCAGCGTCGCCGCCGGCGCCGAACGACCCGTTCGACCCATCGCCTGACCCCGCTCCGCCGGATGACTGTGTCCCGCCAGTCGGCGGCGTCCCACCCGACGAGCCGTTCTCGCCGTCAGCGCCGGTCGCCGGGCCGCCGGCGCCACCGAACGCAGTCCCGGTCTGTGAGCCCTCGCCGCCGGCGCCGCCGCCAGCGGCAATGGCGATGCGGTCCTCGAGCGACGTGCCGCTGGTCCGCACGTCGATCGCGTCGCCACCGTCCGCAGCACCGGTCCCGCCGGGCGTCTCCCGGATGTAGAGCACCTCGCCCGGACGGACTTCGAGCTCGCCAACAACGCGCCCGCCCGGTCCGCCGTAATCGGTCCCGCTAAAGTCGTCAGACCCACCGCGCTCGCCCTCGAGCGTCAGGGTCACCGCAAAGACGCCGTCCGGGACGGTCCAGTCCGTGTCCGCAGTGATCGTCTCGGTCGGCATCTACAGACGCACCTCCTCGCGAGCGACGAGCCCCTGCTCGACGCCACTGTCCACGATGCTCGTCGACGCGATCGGGGTGAGCAACGCCTCCAGGTCGGGCGGGAGCTCGCCAGTCACGCTCCTCGGGATCCACACTTCGAGGTCGGATTGGCCGCGCTCGAGCTCGACGTCGACCGTCGCGATGTCGCCCTGGTTGGTGCCGGCGACCGCCTCGAACTCGACCTGCGCTCGGACCGAGGCCTGCCCGATATGCGTCAGGTCGACGTCCGCCGGCTGCCAGTCCGTGTCCAAGTCGGCGTCATAGCTGGGCAGGTTGATCGTGGTCCAGGCGTCGGCGCCGGCGTCGTAGGTCTCGGCCTCGAGGAGAGCCGTGGCGTCGGCGTTCGTCGGCTCGTCGATCGTGATCCGGAGCAGACCGTTCTCGAGGACGATCGCGTCGGCGCCGAAGTCGTGACTCGTCGCAAACACGCGCCCCCACGCGACGACGCCGTCCGCGTCGCGGATCGAGCCATGACCGTACGTGTCCCACACCCCCGGATCGACGTCGCCCTGGAGCTCGTAGGCGAGGTCGTACAGGTAGGTCGGCTCGTCGATCGACTCCGCGGTCGCATCGTACAGGTCGATAGCGCCGTGTTCGGCGTCGACGGTCGCGACCGGCGTCGGTCGCGAGCGTTGGGTGGGTTGCGAGGTGGAGTCGACGATGCGGACGCGCCGGGCATCCGCGGGGATGCCGATGTACCCGGTGGTGTCGTTACCGAACGGGTGGCCTGGTGAGGGCTGGCTCGGCGAGGTGTCGACGGTAATCGTCTGCTCCTTGCGCGTCCCCTGTTCGGTCAGGTTGGCGCCCACGCTGACCGCGCCGGCCGCCTGCGGCATCGCCGGTTCGTCGTCGACGAGTTCCGCGGTGTAGTACGAGTCGGACGGTTGCGACGCCTCGACGGCTGCAAAGGGCGCCGCCTCGATGTCGTTCGACGAGAGGATCTCCCGCAGCTCGCGGGCCATCCGCTCCGCAAACTTCCCGCGGTAGTCGACGTCGAGACGGATGTCCGCGGCCTCGCCCGATACCCGCTCCACGCGGCCGCTCCCGTTGAGCACACCCTGCCGGGAGAGCTGGGCGCGGGACGCGTCGAGGCGATTGCTGGCGATGCTGCTCTCCGAGATCTCCGAGCGGTAGTAGCGTCGGGTCATTTGGTCGTCCTCGCGACGGCGTCGATCGGGTCGCCCGCGTCGATCGCCTCGATGCAGGTGATCTGTCCGGTGAACGTGCTCATCGACTCACCAGGGAAGTCGGCGCCGGGTGATTCAAAGACGACCTGGAGCGGGTCGTACACGCCGCCCTCGCGGTACTGGCCGTAGCTGAGTGTTGCCGGGCCGTCGCCGGCGATCCCGGCGCCGGGGAAGAGCTCGCCACTCACCGAGGAGACGCGCGTGTTGCGCAGCCACCAGAAGAAGCAGGCTATCTGTCGCGTCGGGTGCTCGCCCGTGGCGTCGCTCTTCGTGAACGTATCAGGGTCGCCCGTATCGCCCCACTGCAGTGGGTTGCCCTCGGGGCCGGTCGCGCCCTCCCAGCTGTTGAAGTCGATCGTAACTGCGAACTGCGAGCTGCCCAAGTTGATGAACAGGTCCTTGTTGATGGGCGCGTCGACGAAATCGCCGATCGTCCCGTCGATGAGTGCGAGCGCCGCCGAGCCGGGCGTGGCGCGCACCTCCGTGCGTTGCTCCTCGTTGATGCTCAGCCCCTGCTCGCCGCCAGTGTAGAGCTGGAAGGTGGCAGTGCGACGCCCGTCACCGTCGGGATCGCCCTCGATCTCAATGGTGGCGATGCGGTCAGCTGGTGGTAGGTCAGTCATGTGGTATGAATGGAATCGCGCTCGTCGTTTGCCCGAACCTCTTTACTCGCGGCCGTCGACATCGACCCTATGAGCATCGGTTACGACCCCCGAGAGTGGGTTGTTGAGCTGTTTGCACTAACGGGGTTCGCTTCCTCAGCAGCAATCGCCTACACCCGAGGAGACGCCACGTTGGGGATTGCCTCGGTGTTTATTTTGATACTCACGGTGTACCTGTGGCGTCTCCGCGTGAAACTGTCCATCAGCGTCACGGCCGGCGACTCCTAATCTTCCTCTCGAAATCGCGGAGCGCCTCTTGCTTCGCACTCTCAGCAGCTCGCTCAACCTCACGCCGTGTCGCGCCGTCGACCGTGACGTTGCTCTCGACGTTGACGTTGGTGCTGCGGGTCGAAGACGTGTCCTCCTGGGTGCTGCGAATATCTTCGCGAAAGTCGTTGATCGCACTCACGAGCTCGCGGACACCCTCGACCTGCGCCTGTCTCCCCTCGGCAGTGAACACCGATCCCGGATATTTATTCTCGCCTTCCATCTCCGGGAGCTGCAGCCAGTCCGGCGTTTGCTTGTTGAAGGATCGACGTCGCTGGTTGAACTGGTCCTGATTGGTCGCACCGGTCATCTCGGGTGTGAGGAACGCGCCAGCGCCGGAAGCCCCTCTTGCTGCTGTAGAGCCGGCATTCCGGAGTACGTAAGCTCCTGCGCCACCCGCACCGAGAGCTGATAGCCCAAAGATCGTTTTCAGCGCACTCGGCCCGGTGCTCTCACTAGCCGACTCGCCAGATGCCTCTGGCTCTTCGACCTGAACTTTAAAGTCTGGTTCTGCGACCTCTGCGTCTGGTGGCTTCTCGGCTTCTGCCTTTGGAGGATTCTCGACCTCTGCCTTTTCTGGCTCTTCAACAGGAGCCTCCTTTGGATCCGCGACCGGCGCCTCCGCCGGATCTTCGACCGGTGCTTCGGATGGCTCTTCGATCCCTATCGGTATCCAGCCAGGTTTCTCGATCTCCGGCGGCAGCCAGTCGGGAGCGTCGAACTTCGGCAGCGACGGCCACGAGAAGCTCGAGAGCACGCCCGACAGCGCACCGACGCCGAGCAGGGCGCCACCGCCCATGATCATCCCGAGCGAGCCACCGGAGCGTGACGCCCGGTCGAAGTTCCCCTCGTCGATGCTCTCGGCGATCTGCTGGAGCAACCGATTCCGCTCGCGGGAGAGCGCGTGCTGCTCTTGCCACTCGCCCTCGACGTCGTTCTCCGCGAACTCCTCACGGAGCTCGTCGATCGAGTCGGTCTGTGTCGTGAGCAGCTGCCGCTGGCGAGCGCGATCGCGGGCGGCGACCTCACTGCCCCCTCCGCCGCCAGACACCGACGCCTGGACGTCGAGCGGCACCGAGGAGAGCGCGTCCTCGACGTCGGCCTTGGCTTCGGTGAGCGACCGATCGTCGACGACGACGTCGACGGTGTTCTGGGTCTCGAACTCAGTCATCGGTCACCTCGACAGGCGGATGCTGGAGGTAGGGGAAGGCAGTCATGAGGATCTCCACGTCGCGCCAGCTGAACTCATCGAACTGTGCGGGCGAGAACCCGCAGTACATCAGGATGGCTCGTCCGAGGTAGGTTCGTCCGACGCGGCCTGCTTCTCGGCCGCGACACGCTCGGAGTAGCTCTTCCTCCGCCCGTTTCCCAGGGTGTTCTCCTCGGTCACGCGGTTCGCGATCCACTCCGCGAGGTACGGCGACGGCTTGTCACGCACGGCCGCGATCCGCTGCTGGAGCTCGGCACCGTCCTCGAGGAACGGCGCGTCGACGAGGCCGGCGCCGGCCCAGTAGTTGTCGAGCATCGCCTCGACGTCGACGTCGCGACTCGCCTGGTCGGCCTGCTCCTTCGCCCGACTGATCAGGCCGGTGAGCTCTGCCTTCTCCCCCGGTGTGAACGCGCGGATCGACCACGTTGCATCGGCGCCGTACTCGTCGAGCGCCTTCTCGATCGCGTACATCCGTTGCTCGGGCCCACCTGCGAGCTGTGCTGCCTGCTCCGAGGTGATCTCGCCGTCGACCTGCGCCGTCGCGATCGAGTCGAGTCGCTCTGCGATCCGGTCGGCCTCCTCTTCCAGGTCAAGCTCGATGACGTCGCGGGGCATCACTTGGCCTCCGCGGCCGCCGCCTCGGCGACGGCCGTCAGCCGGTCGATCGTGAGATCGTTGCCGTCGGTGAGGTCCTCCTCGGCGTTGCCGATGCTGTCCCACGAGTAGGTGGAGTGGGTGATGCCACTCATGTCGAACGTGAGCGAGTTCGCACCGGGCGACTGGAAGGCGAGCTCGCCGTCGGCGGCGCCGTCGACGGTGGTCGCGACGCCGTCACTTCCGCCGAGTCCGAGGTCGAGGAGGTCAGTCTCGGTGACGATCGACTGCAGGTTCAGCGTCGGCTCGATGTTCCCCGTGACAGCCGCGGCGGGACTGCGTGCCCACTCGCGCTGCGGGCGGGCACCGTTCGAGACCGACAGCGTCGCCGACTGCGGGCGGACGATCTCTGTCCCGGTCGGGATGTTGATCGAGCCGCCGTGGAAGATGAGCGGCGTCCCGTCCACCTTCGGCTGCGTGCCCGGGGTGAACGACGTGTTCGGCGTCTCGTCAGCGTAGAAGCCAGACAGCGAGACGCTCACGGGGTCGCCGATGGAGATCTCGACGTCCATCTGGCTGAAGACGACGCCCTCGAGGGCCCGCTCCGCGAAGCCGTTGACGAGGTCGGCGCCGACGTACCACCGTGCCGACTGCATCTCGCCGGTGACGAACTCCCACGTGTAGGAGTAGGGTGCCTCGGCCTCGCCGCCGGCGGTCGGTGGAGCGCCGAACACCTGGTTGAGGAACCACGGGTCGACGAGCTCGAACGAGAGGTCGAACGAGCCGTCGAACACGCCCTCGACCGTCTCCTCGGTCTCGTTGCTCCAGTTGCGCTGCCGAGTCGTGTTGTTGTCGAACTCCAGCGTGTCGATCGTCCCGTTCCGTCCCGGCGTCTTGTACGTCGAGTCGGTCGGGTCGGCGCCGTAGTCGCCGACCGGCTCGTGGACGAACGCAACGTCGACGTTACCGCCAGTTGGCATCTGTACCTCCGCCTCCGTCAGTCGTGTTGGTCGTTGGAATCATGGTGTGTGATCAGCTGTCTGCAAAGCCGTCGAAGCGGACGTCGACGCGGAAGTCGTAGAAGTCGGCGTAGTCCCGGCTCCGGTTCGTCCCGTTGTCGAGGAACAGCGTGTGGTAGCCGCGGCCGGCCACAGCCGGGTGCTCGTCGTTCGCCTGGAGCTCGTCGCGGACCAGCCCGTAGAACGTGGTGAAGTCGATTCCGTCGTTGCCGTCCGGGTCGATGTGCCCGTGCTCGCGATGGGTGAGTCCCTCGACGCGCAGCGAGACGATGGCCTCGGCGTTGTACTCGTCGCCGAACCCGCCGTGCGACTCGTCGTCGTCGACGAGCGCGGCGCTGATGTAGTTCGACTTCATCAAGTCGCCCTTCCGCTCCCGGATGCCGCTGCCGTCGTAGATCGCCGACTCGTTGCGGTCGACCCGGCGGACCGGGACGGCGCCGTCGGCGACGTCGGCCACGGAGCCCCACGCGAGCGCTGTGCCGTCAGTGATCGACGCGAGCGTGTCGAACACCCACTGCGTCTCGGGTGCCGTCACGACGCCACCTCACGCCTCAGCCAGTCGAGGGCGTGCCTCGCGAAGCGCGTCTCGCGAACGCCGGCGACCTCGACCTCTGGCAAGAAGACACGGTAGCCGCCGCCCTCGCGCTCGTACTCCTCGGCGACCCAGTCCGGCGGGTCGTGGCGGTCCTCCCAGATGAACGAGAGGATCGGGTTCCCCTCGATCGTGTGGTCCGACGTCCCCCACTCCAGGTACGGCGCCGCCTCGTGGTCCCAGCCGAACCGGATCGTGAAGTGCCGGTCGGACTGCTCGATGATCTCCGGGCCCTGGAGCGAGTCGATGACGCTCTCGACACGGTACTCGAACTCGCGGGCGTACTCGCGGAGCCGCTCGTGGGCCGCCTCGATCGCGTTCGGGATGAACCCGTCAGCGCCGATGTACTGCACCGCGGCCTCGTCGAGCGCGGCCTCGGCGGCGGCGTCTTCCCAGCTCATCACTTACCCCCGCTTGTGCCGCCGCGGAGTTCCTGCCACGCGCGGACGTTCTCGGGGCCGATCACGTACACGACGGTGCCGCCCCACGCGAGGATGAGCGCGCTCAGGAGCGCGGCGCCGACGTCGACGCCGACGACCAGCGCCCAGACCGGGAAGCCCAGCCCGTAGGCGAGCGCCCAGATCGTCGACAGCCAGCGCCACCGGTAGTCCGCCTCGGTGGTGCCGGCCGTCTCCTCGTCGACGTCGCCGTCGCGGTTGGAGCCCATCTCGGCGAGGTCAGGCTTCTCGTCAGTGGTGTCGTCAGAGTCGCTCATCGGTACACCTCGAGGAGCTCGTCAGCCTTCGAGCGCATCTTGTCGGCTTTCGTCTCGACGTTGTACAGCGTCGTGTTCGAGGGAACCTCGATGACGGCCTCCTCGACGAGCTCGGCGCCGGCGCGCAGGGCGACCGCCCGGCGGACGTTCCGCGGGATGCCCTCGTGGCCGTAGTCGAACTCCATGTAGATCGCGTTCGCCCAGCTGTCGAGGACGTACTCGTCGTCCTCGCCCTCCTCGAGGAAGTTCGTCGTGTCGAGGTAGAGCCGCGACCAGCCGCCGTTGTTGACTCGGAGGTAGTAGTCCTCGCTCGAGGGCGGCCACGAGCCCTCCGTGTAGTCGTCGCTCGCCACCCAGTCCTCGTAGGTGCCGTCCTCCGTGCGGACGTGGAGCGCGCCGACAGCGTCGGCGTCACGCCGTGCAAGGTCGATCTTCGCGTAGTCGCCCTGCGACGTCTTCGGCGTCGCGGGCTCGCCGACGAGCTGGGCGGCGCCGGTCGGGATGTCGTACTCGTCGTCCCGTGTGTTGGGCGTCGTCGGGATGTCGATCGCCGTCGCCTCGTCGAGGATGTCGTCGCCCTGGGCCGCGTACCAGTGCCGCTTGAGTGACTTCTGCAGCGGCTCGGTCTCCGCCACGATCGCGTCGACGGCGATCCGTTCGTCCTGCGCGACGTCGCCCGGGAGGTCAGCCTCCCGCAGCGCGCGGCGGAGGTCCTCGAGCGTGCAGTACCCTGTGGGCATGTGGTGTTACCTCGGGTTGTTCCGCGCTTCCGCCGAGATGGTCGTGCCGTTCGCACTCGTCAGCCGCACCTCGTCCGCCTGCGGGACGTCGACGACGTAGCTCCCGGCCGCCGAGAGCGTCCGGCTGTCGACCTCGTAGGTCCCGGCGTCGCCCACGATCTCGATGGTGAGTGTGTCCTCGGCACTCCCGCCGAGACCCTCGAGAGCGACACAGATGGCCGGCGTGTGAAACTGCGAGACATCGGCAGTCGCCGTCTCGGCAGCGCCGAACGCCTTCGAGTCAGCGAGGATGGCACTCGCGTACCAAGAGGGCATCAGTTACCCCTCCAGCTCGGCCCGGCGCTCGCCGATCGCGTCCTGGACGGTCACCCTCGAGGCCGCCTCGTCGATGGCCTCCAGGTGCTCGTCGGCCTCGCCGGCGCGAATGTCGTCGGCGACGTCCTCGACCGGCGTCCGATCGAGGAACGCCCCGACGTCGAACTCGTTGGGCTCTGCCTCAGCCTCTGCATCGTCGTCCGCGGCGGACTCGTCAGGCGGTTCGTCTTCCTGGTCGGGGGCGTCACCCCTGTCGATCACCTCGAAGTCGTCGACATCAGCGAGGTACTCCGCCAGCTCCGCGTCGACCGTTTTCTCGTCGCCGGGGTCGAACCCGTGACCCCCGACGCGGTAGTGCCCACCGTCAGCCGTGTACCGCACTCGTGCCATCAGTAGACACCTCAGACGGCCACGTTGTTGATGAGGACCGCGCCCTCCTCATCTTCGACCTGGAAGTCGTCGCGAGTCCGCATGAAGTAGCGGGCCCACAGGTCGTTCTCGGCGGTCTTGTCCGTCGCGTCGAGCACCTCGACCTCGGTGTCTCGCCAGACGCCGTAGATGAGGTTCTCGGGGTAGGTGAACAGCGCCGTGCCCTCGGGCCACCCAGCGAACCCGTAGACGTCGTAGTTGAACGGCGTGAGGTCATCGTCCGAGAAGATGACGGCCGCACCGAGCGGGTCCTCGCGCTGGGTCAGCTTGTACTCCCAGCTCTCGATCTGCGAGAGGTTCATCATGTAGACCGGCTCCTGCACCTCAGCCGAGCGCTTGAACTTGTTCGGCAGCGCTGCCCGTGCCTCGTGGAACAGCGACGTGTCGATGGCGCCGCCGGCGTGGTCGTAGGTGTTCGTGTCAGTCCGGTCGTTGAGGAGCTTCAGCCAGCCGTCGTTCTGTGTGAGGAACGCCTGCGAGTCGCCCCCAGAGGCGTCGGCGGTGTCGCCGTTGATTCCCAGGTCCTGCGTGTCGACGGACCACTGGTTGGCCATCTTGTCGAGCACGATCTCGTCGACCTGCCCGATGGTGTCCTCGACGGTCTCACGCGGGAGGTCCCACGAGAGGACACCCTTCTCGGCATCCATCTCGATGCCGTCCGTGGTGACTTCCGCGGAGCCACCGCTGGTCCCTTCCTCGGTGCCGGCGCCGCGCCGCATCCGCTCGCCGACGCCGATCCGCGCGAGCTCCATCTTGGGCCGGGGGAGAACCTCCGTCCGGACCATGCTCAGCAGCTGCGAGGTGTCCTGGACCCGCTGGTACCAGTCCTCGAACAGGTCCCGCGGCATCACGCCGCCGGAGAGGTCGCCCGGCGCGACGTCCTTCAGAACGCCCTCGTTCGACTTCCGCACGCCCGTCATGCCGCCGTAGTTATCAGTACTCATGGTATATCACCGCCCTCCGCGGCTGTCAGCCAGTTCGTGCATCTTCGACTGCGGGGTGAAGAACGCCGAGCGCTCGTCGACACCGTCGCCGTCGCCGCCCTTCTCCGCGCCGTTGAGCTGCTGGCTCTCGGTCGCGCCGGTCTGCTTGCTGATGTCGTCGACGCGCTGCTCGAGGCTCTTCGCCCACTCGGGCTTGTCATCTGTCGTTGCCTCGGCCTCGACTTCGTCGATGCGGTCGGAGAGGTCCTTTGCCCACTCCGGCGCGTCGGCCATCGGATCGTCGTTGCTGCCCTCGCCGGCGTCCTTCTCAGACTCGAGGGAGTCGATGCGGTCGTCCAGGGCCTTCGCCCACGGCGGGGCGTCGGCCATCGGATCGTCGTTGCTCATGTTGGTAGTGTCGTCCGGCGTGTCGCCGCCGGTAGCGTCCTTGTCAGCCTGTGTCCGCGCGCCGTCGCCCAAGGCCTCAGACCCGGTGTCGTCATCGGACCCTGCGAGCCGGTTGAGGAACGCCGTCGCCGCGCTGGTCAGCTTGCTCTTCGCGCCGGGCTCGCCGGCGCCGTCCACGCTGACCGCGCGGTCGAGGACGTCCCACATCCGCTCGGCTTCCTCCTCGGAGTGGCCGCGGTCCATCGCCTCCTCGATGAACCCTTCGGGGTTTCCGAGGTGGTCGGCGAGGCGCTTCTCTGCAGTCGCCGCCCGCGCCTTCGACGTCGAGAGGATCTGGGCGTCCGGGACCGCAGGGAAGTCGACGGCGCTGACCTCTTGGACGATCCCGTCGGTCAGCTCCCAGTACTCGTTGACGTCGACCTCGTCAGGGACAGTGACGCCGTCAGGGAGTTCGCCGGGATCGTCCCCGACGTAGTCCCATTTGACGTTGATCGCGCCGATGGAGTGGCCGCCGAGAACGTTGTCCTCGACGAGGCTCCACAGCTCGTCGTCGTGGTACGCCCAGGTCTGGACCCACGCGCCGGCGTCGACGGTGTCCCCGCCGATTTCTTCGGCCTCGGTGAGGATCTCGTTCCGTTCGAGCGTCATCCAGTCGGAGGGCCAGACGGCGTGCATGACGCCGCCGTCGGCCTCCTCGACGTCCATGAACGCGCCGAACTGGGTCGCGAACGTCTCGATCGTCTCGGGGCGCCCCCAGTCGCCGTGATGGTCGACCGTGTTCGGGACCATGACGACGCCGGTGGCCGTCCGGTTGTCGGAGTCCTTGGCGAGGTAGTCGACTCGCTTCTCGAAGCGCTGTTCGTCTCGCTGGACTGGCATGTGTCAGTCCTCCTCGTCGGCGGCGGAGTCGTCGGCGTCCTCGTCGTCGTTCGTGATACGACCGGTCTCGATGACGCCGCGCTTCTCGCCGCGCTCTTTATCGCTGTTGCTCATGTTCAGAATCCGTCTGCCCCGGTCGTACCTCGCTCGCGTGGGGAGTCGGGCGCTCCCACGCTGACGGTCATCGGTGAGCTGTGTCAGATGTCGTCCGGGATGTCGTCGGGGACGTCCTCCGAATCGGGCGCCGGGCCCTCGGGGAGGCGATCGTGGAAGTTCGTCACCTCTAGGTACGGGTACTCGAGACGGATGTTCTCGTAGTGGTACGATCCCACCGAGCCCGCGCTGTTCAGTGACGCCCACACCGAGTTCGGGACGTTGACGTAGACGTACAGCGAGGACTCCCCATTCTCACGCTGGAACGAGAGGTACAGCTCCTGGGCCTCGATGTCGTACAGTCCCTCGTCGAGGTTCGAGCTCGAGAACTGCGTCGTCTCGATCGCGTCCTTCGTCGCGAGCGACGACTCGACGGTCGCCCAGTCGCGTGTCCCGAGTTGCTTCTCCTTCGGCGGCGCACCGATCGGGCGTGCGGCCTCGGTCTCGCCGTCTCCTTCGCCGCCCCCGCCGGTGTCCGAGTAGAACGACTCGAACTCTTGGAGCGTCATCTGGCCGATCTCGTCGTCCTCATGCGGCTCCAGCCCGAGCTCTTCGCGGGCCTCGTTGACGGTGCCGACGCCGGCGAGCCGCATCGCCCGGACACGCTGCTCGGCCAGCTGCGCCTCCTCTTTCCGGTTGTCCCCGCCGCGGAGCTCGAAGTCGATCGTCCAGTCGTCGACGCCGAGCGCCGTCTGGTGGAGGATCTTGTAGAGCCGCGCCTCGAACTTCGCCTGCTCCGGCGCGATCACGTCGTTCGCGAACTCCTGCACCTGCGCCTCGGAGTTCGACCGGTTCGACGTCGACGTCACGTTGATGAGGATCGGCGGCACCTCGTGGACCTTGGCGATCTCGTGCTCGGCGCGCTCGCGGAACTGCTCGAACTCCATGTCGAGGTCCTCCCGCGAGCCGATCGGCTCCAGCGTGATCTCGACGTCCGAGGGGTCGCCGTCCTGGAGCGGGTTGTCCTCCTCGAACTCGAAGTCCTCCACCTCGAGGATGGCCGTCCGATACCGCGACCCCTTCAGGTTGTCCATCAGCTCCCGCAGCTCGTCCTTGGAGTCCTCAGTGAGCGTGCCGCCGGTCACCTTGATCGCGTAGTACGGGATGCCGAGGTTCTCGAAGATGTCGTGGTTCCACTCCTTGGCGGACTGGTCGGCGCCCATCGTCTGCATCGCGGCGACCCAGTCGGGGATGCCGTAGTAGAGCGACAGCGGCGACGGGTTCGGCATGAAGATGAGCTCGTTCGCTGGCCCGTTCGGGAGCTCGTCGGCGGAACTCTCGACCTGGCCCGTCTCCTTATCGACGAACGTCGGGTCGTCGCCGTACCGATCGCCGGCCTCGCCGAAGTACCGCCGGCGCCCCTGGCGGATCTGGACGTAGCCGTGACCGCTCTTGATGACCTCTTCGCCGTTTTCGGTCTCCGTGGTCGTCTTCCGGACGCGCGTCGTCGCCGACGGCACATGGGCGAGCCCGACCGGCGTGCCGTCGCCCTCGACGAGGATCTCGAGGCTGGCCCATCCGATCCCGTGGTAGTCCTGCCGGGCGAGTTCGAGCACCTCTTCGGGCGTCGACGTCGCCGTCCCCTCGGGGCCGATCTGCCACCGACTGTCTGACCCGTACCAGAAGTCTCGAGCGGCTGAGTACTCGCTGTCCTCGTCCTTGTCCGGCTCGTCGGCGCTCGGGTGCGGGACGATGTCGAAGCCGTAGCCGACCTCGTAGCGCGCCTTCTTGCGGACGCACGCCTGGTGCGTCTCGTTGATCTCCTGGAACGACGCGAGGACGCCCGGGTCGTACGGCGGGACGATCCCGCGACCGACGTCCGTCGCGATGCGACGCTCGTCCAGCTGCGTCGTCTCCTCCGCCTTGGTCATCGCCGACTTGTTCCCCAGCGTCTCGACGGACAACGTGACTTGGTCGCCAGCGTCGTCGGTGGTGTCAGAACTCATAGGTAGCTCACTCCAGTGGAGTCATCGTCATCGTCGTCGCCGGCGTCGCGATCCTGGCCGTACTCGAACCGGCGCAGCCCCTGCTCGGCCATGTACCACGCCGCGATCAGGTCGGGCGTGTGGCCCTGCAGCTTTCCGTCGTCGAGCTCGAGCGAGAGTGCTGCCTGGACCCAGTCCTCAGTGGCGTCATGCCCGCGGTAGAACTGGATGCCACCCTGCTCGACGAGCGTCCGAAGGCGCGGGATGCCGTTCTCCCACGAGTGCTTCGACGACGTCGTCGACAGGCCGGTCACCTTCGAGCGCAGCGCCGGCGAGAACTCGATGGCGTCCTCGACGACGTACTGCTGCATCCCGTTGTCCTCGATGACGATCAGCGCCGGGTCGTACCGGCGGTCGTACTCCTGGAGGCGAGCCTTCACGCCAGAGGGCGACATGCCCTTCTCGGCGTGGGCGTCGAGGAGGACGCGCTCGCCACTCCGTCGCAGGAGTTGGACGACGAACGCCGCGTCGTCGCCCGTGGGTGACATCGCCGGGTCGTGCCCGACGACGATCGCCTCGCCCTTCCCGGCGCGGTACTTCCGTGGCGGCGACCTGTCGCGGATGGAGCACCCACCGTCGTCGACGCCGAGGTTGATGGCGTCACTGTCGACGAGGTTCCCCGACCCGCCGATGAACGTGAGGCAGTACTCCCGCCAGAAGCGGAAGTCGGCCATCTCGTCACGCTTGTCTGCGAGCCACGCCGGGCCACGAGCACCCGGCCACAGCACGTGGACCGTCTGGTCGGGGTTCCACGGGTCGGTGACCTCGGTGTAGTACTTCTCGGGCGGGCGCCGCTCCTCGAGGTCGTCGTCGGTCGCGTTGCCCTGCTCCCAGTACTCGAGGACCGCGGGGAACTCCGCGGCGGTGTACGCCGGCATCGACCGGTAGTGCTGGTACTGGTCGTCGGTTCGCTTCCGCGTCCCGATGAGCACGGTTCGGCCGTCGTCCTTCACACCAGGGACGGCCGACCCTTCGATCCACTCGCGGACGTCCTCCGGGTCGCCGTCGCCGCGTGCCTTGATCAGGTCGTCGAGGACGAGCAGGTGCGCGCGGTCGCCGTCGATCCCGCCGTCGAGCCACGTCGCGACGAGCGTCGATCCGTTGCCGAACTCCTTCAGGTCGATCGTGTCGGCTCGGCGCTGGTCCTCCTGGAGGTTGGTGAGCCACGGGTTCCGCTCGACGAACCGGTTGAGTTCGAGGTCCGTCTTCTTCTTCGTCATCCCCTTGTTGTTCATCGCCCAGATGACGCGGAAGCCGTCGTCGTACTCCAGGCGGAGGAGGATGTAGCAGAGCACCGTCGTCGTCTTTAACCCGTCCCTGTGGCAGTTGAGCACGAGCTTCCGCTCGTCGTCCAAGAGGCGCAGCCACTCGCCGTGGTGATCGCCCAGCTGGTGGTAGCCGTCGCGCTCGTCGCGCATGTAGCCCCGACAGAGCTCGTTCGCGGCGTCGAGGATCGTCGCCGGCGTCTCAGGATCCCACGGGTTGAGGAGGTCCCGCTTCCCCCCGAGATCCTCGCCCGTCGCGACGTCGGCGATCTTCTGTTCAGCACTCATGCGGACTCACGCTCCTGCATCTCGCGGATGGCCTCCAGGGCGATCTCCTTCTCGTCTTCGCCGAGTTCGTGCGTCGTCGTCTGGTCGACGTCAGCCTCGACCTCGCGCTTCTCTGTCTTCTTGTAGTCGAACGAGGAGGCAAGGAGGAACTTCGCCATCGACGTGTCGACGTCGTCGTCGCGAAGGCCGCCGTCGATGAGCTCGGACTCGCCTCGTGCGCGAGCGCGCTCGAAGCTGCTCCGGAAATCGTCGTGGGCGTCGAGGTATCGATCGAGTTGTGCCCACGACGAGACGCCGGCTGCACGGGCACAGCCACGTTCGGACTTCCCGAGCCGAGCTGCCTCGAGGATGTCCTCGTGGTCGCTCTCGTCGATCGTGAAGTCTCGCCCCTTCGAGGAGCCGTCATCGTCGTCGAGGATCGCCTTCGCGGAGGCCTCACCCAGCATGTGGACGTCGGCGAGCTCATCGACGGTCGCGCCCTCGACGTCGGCGACGGTCTCGAAGCCGGCGTCGCGCAGCTGCTCCGCTATCGCATCGCCGACGCCGTCGATCTCGGTGAGGTCCTCAGTCATGATGTGTTACCGTAGCTCCTCGCGGGCGGCGACCTGAGCGTCGACGTAGATATCGACATCGAGTAGCCGGAGTTTCGCCCGGATGAGGTCGGTCGGCTCGTCGGAGTCGACACCGTCGAAGTAGGTCGCGACCTTCGCCGCGAGGTCTGGATCGCTCGCGACGGAGAGTATGTCCCACGACAGCGTCTCCATCTCTTCGCGGTCCATGTTGATCTCGTCGGCCGTCGGCGCCTCAGCGATGAGCTCCTGGTAGTCGTCAGCGGCATCGGCGTGCTCACGCTCCTGGTACTCGGCTTCGGTCTCCGGGACCGGCTCATCGTCTGGGAGCTAGCCGTGGATGACCTCTCGATACTTATCGTTCGGTGCGATCGTGACGGTGATTGCGTTAGACATCAGTTGAGGTTCTGAGTTGAGGGTTCGATGCTCCCCAGCGTGACACGGCCCGCACACTGGGGCGATCAGTTACTCCTCGCTGTCGGCTTCAGTCTGGACCTCGTTGTACGCCTGGACGAGTGCGAGGTAGTCGCCGAGTTCGAGGCCGTTGTACGCACCGAGAACGGCGAGGGCGAGGAAGCCGAGCAGCGTCGGGTCCCCACCGCGGAAGATCGCGTACGTCGAGAGGACGATGATCCCGATGTTGACGACGATCGCACGGATGATCTTCAGCTTCCGGAGCATCGGGAGCTGCTCACCATCCTCCCTGAGCGTCGTGCGGTACTCGTCGACAGCCTCGTCGCGATGGTACCATTTGCGGGCTGGTTGGACACTCATGAGACATCAGCTGAGGACTGGCAGTTACACGGGACCGCGGCGTCGACGTGGCAACCACACGCTGGGTAGCGATCGGGGCGATACCGCGAGGGGATCGGCGGCTTGTCGTGAGACCGAGACATCTGTCGAAGGCGACGCGGGGTATCGAACCCCGCACGGGGGAGGCCCGTCTCAGGCTTTGGTTTCGCCCGAGCCCATAGAGCCGTCCGTGACCACACCTGTGGCGTCGCAAGGCGACCGGACTTGAGGGTTTGCGTAACTACAACCGAACATGGAACGCCCTCCGCTCGTGATAGACCGGCGTCAGTGCGAGAGGCTCGCCGGCCGCTCGTGTGCCTCAGCACTCCCGTGGGGGTGACCTGGCCTTCCGGAGAAGGCGCGCCCCACGGGACATGGACCAGCGCGGATTCGAACCGCGGCACGCGACGGCTTCAGCGTCGTGCTCTCCCAGACTGAGCTACTGGTCCAACCGCTCGACTCGTGACTCCTCGACGCGGTAGGTGAGCCCCTCGACGTCGACGACCAGGAGGCCGTCGGGTCCGGAGACATCACCGGCGGGTTCGAAGTCGACGGCGTCGCCGATGAGGTGTCGATCACCGAACGGGAACTCGACGCGCCCGTACTGCGAGAGGCTCATCGCTGCGCCCTCCGGACGGCGATCTTCGTGGCGCGCTCGTAGATCTCCTTGTCAAGACCGACGAGCTCGGGCTTGGACTTGAGCGTCCGAACTGCTCGGCGGAGTGCCGGTCGGTCGACGGCGATATCCTGCTCCTCGAGGCGATCGCCGATGCGCGAGCCCCGGCGCGTCGCCTGCAGCTTCGAGTCAGGATCGGGGTCGGCACGCCCCCGACCACCACACTCCTCGCAGAACGTTCGCGGGAGGTACACCCCGCCGCCGTTGACGTTGTCGTATCCTTGGATACCCGAGCCCGACCGGTTGAGCTCGGAGACAGTGTTCCCCCAGTCGTCAACGGTGAGTTCGTGTTCGGTGCGGACCCGGGCAAAACACTCCGAGCAGACTTCGGGGTTGGTCCAGAGGTAGCGCTCGAAGACGCGGCCGGGGATGACCTCGCGACGGCTCGCGAACTCGTCGAGTGACTGTTGAGTAGTGGACATCGGAGAACTCGGAGAAGCATACGGCTGTTGGACTGACCCTGTCATCGCCCTCACGGGCTCGGGATCATGTGGCGATGCGTCGTCACCCGACTGTTGCTTGTCCCCACGCTTAAGTCGTCGCACGATCGCCATTTTGGCGGTCACCCGTCAGCCTCCCATTCGGACTTCGGCGGATCGGTGTGTCGCGGCGAGCACGAGACGAGCTCCTCGTCGTGGAGCTGTCGGAGCGCCCGGCGAACGGAGCGCTCTGGTCGGACCGTCTCGTAAGCGATCTGCTCGATGGTCCGCGGGCCACCCTCGTTACGGAGGTGGAGGTAGACGACGACCGCCGTCGACGGCACCTCGGCGAGGCGCTCACGCATCGTCCGCGGGAGGTCTGCGATGTCGAGCGTCTCGGTCATCGGCCGACCTCCATGTCGCTCGTCGCGAGCAGTCGTCGGGCCTCTGGCTCAGGGATGCGCCACTTCTTCGCGACCGCCTCGACGACCTCGTCGGGATAGCGCTCGCTCATGCGTCGGCCCTCGCAGTGTCGTCGGCGTCTGTCGCCTGGAACGCGCATGTCCCGCAGCGACCGTAGTCGTGCGCTCTCGCTTCCTCTGGTGTGAGCGTCTCGACCGTCGACGACGGCGGGATGCACGTCCGAGAGGTGTGGAGGGCACTGCCGAAGTGCGTCACCACGACGAACCACGTGTCGACGGCGTCGTACGGAAGCCACTCGACGTCGGTGGCGCCGAACCGGAGTTCGCAGCCCTGGCACTCGAAGCGCCAGTCTCGTCGAGAGGACCGAGTGACGAGGAGGTCCGTCTCGCAGTTCGGGCAGTCCTCAGGCATCGGCGAACTCCTCCAGTGTGGCCGGCGATCCTGTCTCGCCGTCGTAGTCAGCGGGCGCCTCTCCATCCCGGAGCAACGTGACAACCTCGTCGTAGTCTTCAGGTCGACGGCCGACGATCTTCTCAAACTCGTTCCGGTGCTTCCGCCCGTGCGACGACATCCCGGTCGGACTCGTGGTTGAGAAGTCGCAGATGCGGCAGCCGTACGTCGTCATCGACGATCATCCTCCTCAAGACACTCGCCGAGACGTTCGTACAGCGACTCCGCAGCTTCGCGGTTGAGTGAGACGTGCTGCGAGCAGTCTCGACCGGCGTACTCGAACCGAGCAGTTAGTTCGACACAGAAGCTGCCGCCGGGGACGAGCTGCGTTTTGAGCTCGACGTCGTCGTGGTCGTGGACGTCCATCTCGATCTCGGCCGGCTCGATCTGGATGAAGAGCCGGTCCGGGGCAGGGTGTTCGACAAAGCGCTCGACATCGTCGCTCATCGACTCGCCTCCACGGTCGCCCCGGTCTGTCGACTCCACGAGACCTCCTCACCGTCCTCGTCGACGAGCACCGCCACGGACTCGGCGTCACGCTCGGCGGCAGCCTCCCGGCGCTCCGCCGGCGTCATCCCGGCCTGCGCCAGCCCCTCGCCGTGCTCCTCGAGCTCCGCTTTCCGCTCTTCGAGGGCGTCGATCACGCGGTCGCGTGGCTCGCGGTCCTCGTGCATCGCCAGCCAGCGCTCGACACCCAGCCAGTAGTCGATGAGCTCCGTCGAGACGATCCCACGGATCCGTGCGAGCATCAGCTCACCCGTGGTTCCGTCGCCGTCGTCGACGGTGAGCTCCTCGACGAGGAAGCGGCCAGGGTTCTCGCCGAGGCGGTCGGACTCCTCGGCGTTGAGGTTCGGGACCTCGGTCGCCTGCTCGTTGTGTTGGCTCGTGGCAGGCATGGTCACGCCCTCCCGAGCC